ATCGCAAAGCTGGATGCGTATGTCCAAAGCAAAAAGTAGGTCTGCAAAAAGTCTGCAAAAGCAATAAAAACACGACTTGACGCGATATAAAGGGGGTTCGAGTCCCCTCCCTCGCACCAAATGAAAATCCGCATGAATGCTGGAAAATCCAGTGTTCATGCGGATTTTTTGTATTTACAGTAGCTCGGATACTATCGAATACTAACCGATATCTGCACTTAATTGCTATCCGAAAGTCTGCAAAAAGTCTGCAGACCTTATCCGCGCTCTACAATGCGTTCCCAGTACTCGACCAGTTTGCCATCCACAGCGTCTTTGTCCTGCAAAAACGCTGCGGCCATGTCAGCGTAAAAGTTGGTGTTGTCCACGCTGTACATTTTTGCGACTTTGCCGTAGTCGCTGTACATCATGTTCATGGTGGCCCAGAAGTCATTTTTGTCGCAGGTTATGCCGCGCTGTTTCGCAACGTCCTGCGTCTGTTCCAACGTCCAGTGACAGCCTTTCGTACCGTCAGCGTTCACCATGTTGTCGCACCATTCCTCAGCTTCATCGTGGGTGAGGTGCTGGCGCGGCATCTTGATGGAGCGGCTGTCTGCACCGCCACGCTCGTACTGTCCAGACCGCTTGTCCCATTCTCCGTCCTGCGAGAAGCCGATTTGTGGCATCTTGCGTCCATACTCTACGTCAGGGTAGCGGGGGATAGGGTAAGGGTCGATGTAGCGGTTCTCCTCCTGCGGATAGTAAGGGTAGCGGTCGTTGCCACCTTCCAGCTTACGCAGACGGCGTTCCATCTCACGCTCCCTGCGGTCACGCTCTTCCTCAAGTCGGTCACGTTCCGGCTCACGATTTTTGTCGTGGTCGCGGAACATCATCATGCGGCGAAAATTAGTCTTGCCCATAATCTATACCTCCTTAGGAAATGGACGCGGGTGCGCCAGCGTGGGAACGGCAGAAGCAGCCCAAATATTTGAACGTGCCTGTGCCAGTGGCAGACGTTGCAACGCGGGTAGCGTAACGGGTGCGAGTGTGGATGCTCTCAGCGGTTGCCTGAGCGCAGTTGCAGTCGGTCAGAGGGTATGCGGTCGTTCCTGCGCCGATGGTAATGACCACAGGGGCGTTGATGGTGGTCGTGTCCGGGATGCTCTGGGCAACCACGATGCAATAACGCTCTCCGTTCTGGTATGCGCCAGCAGGGATATTGATGGTCAGCGTGTCATTGGCGAACGTCACCGACTGGCTCAAGACCAGATGGGGGCAGAGTTTGCAGCTTGTTTTGCAAGCCATAATGTTTTCCTCCTAAAAAATCAGGGGCAGAGGTGTCTTACCCCTGCCCCGATGGTTCACCCGGTGTTATCGGGGAGTGTGTTGGTTAGCAGCAGCCGCAGCAGTTCACGCCCAAGTTGGGGTTTGCCACCTGATAAGCGGGAATCGGACGAGGATTGACCCGGTTCAGGATGGTATCAGTCTGCTGGGACATCACGGTGGTCAGAAGCGCATTCTGCCGATCCTGAGAAGCGGCGAACTTCAGGCTCTGGTTCTCAGCGGTCAGAGTGGCGATCTTATCCTGCGTGAAGTAGTCCATCATAGCGCGGTAGTTCGCGTTGCAGTTGTCGATAACTGCGCGGGCATTGTCTGCGATAGCCTGACGGGTAGCGCAGTCCTCTGTTGCGATGGTGTACTTCAGGTCGCCGATCAGCTGCTTGTTCTCGCAGCAGCAAGATGCCAGCTGCGTGGCAAGTGCGGTCTGGCCAGCCTGCCGTGCGTTGCCCTCCTGCATGATGGCAAGGTTGATGGCGTTGTCGCCATTGGACACGCTGCGTTCCAGACCGTTCACGAGCTGTGCGTTCTGGTAGCCAAGCTGACAGATGGCGCTGTTCACGCCAGCAAAGCCGTTCGCAATGTTGGCGTTGATGCCATTGATCTGCGCCAGCTGGTCATAGCCCAGAGAGCAGATACCGCTCTGGATACCCGCCAGAGAGCGGGAGGTGTCCTGCTGGTAGAAGCCCTCAGACAGAGCTGCGCGGGTGTCCGCACCGCCCTGACCGCTTGCTCCGGTGCCGACCAGATAGGGGATGTAGGCGTTCATGCCGTTGTCGCCGCCGTTGCGGCCATAGCCGTTTGCGCCCCAGCCGAAGATGATGGCGAGGATGATAACAGCCCAAAGACCCTCGTTGCCGAAGAATCCGCCGTTGTTATTGCCGCCGTCCTGCCCAGCCAGATAGCCAGTTGCAAAATCGTCCATAACAAAACTCCTTTCAGTTTTGCGTTATGCTATCCCACCGCCGTATGCGATGGGCGAAGCCAAACAAATGCGGTTTTTGTCAAGTCCGCAAAACTGAGAAGCGTTTCGCTTAAAGGGATGCGTTATCGAGGCAGCGTCAGATTCAGGACGCTTGCCAACTGGTTCAGGTCGATTCCACGCTCTTTGGCGAGGTTCCGCGCCATCGTCCGAAGCTGTGCTTCGTTTTTGCCCTGAATCAGGTTCAGACCCTGCATGATAGGTGCGCTTTGCCCGCCCAACTGCTGGATAAGACCCATCGGGTTCTGCCCGGCGCGAGCCAGATTTGCAAGCTGCATGATAGGGCTGTGAGTAATCATATCAAATGGAGAGGGCATCGCTTATTCTCCTTTCTTCGCTGCGGTAGCGGGCTTAGAAAAGCTCTTCTGCCATTTTTCCAGTTCATCCAGTCGGTGGACAAGGGCATTGTACTGCTCAATAGGCACATACTGCTGTGTCGGTGCAGCGGTCTGCTGCGCCTGTTGTGCTTGCATCTGTCGCCATGCTTCCGGGCTGTAAAACTCCTGTACATAGGATTCACAGGTGTCCGGGTTGAGCCGCTTGCAGTAGATCACGCCACTGCGCAAGTCCGGGCAATAGGTCGGTCTGCCGTACAGGTCTGACGGTATCGCCAGAAATTCTTCCCTGCTGGAAACAGGTCTGCCGAGTAACCAACCTCCGTCCTGTGCCGACTGCTGAACAGGCTGCTGCCCATTCATCGGCTGCGGACGCTGCGGCTGTGCCTGTTGCATCTGTGTGTTCGGCAGGGGAGTGGCAAGCCCGACTGCGCCCATGCCGCCGTAAGGATTGACAGGCTGCTGCGGAACGTAGGGTGTTCCGGGTGTCGGATAATAGCTCATAAAACATCCCTCCTTGTGCTCTCAGTGTACCGCATCGGCAAAAAACAAAGGACAACGAAGGTACAACGAAGGACAAAAAAGAAAAGCGCCCACACGGAAAAACCGCATGAGCGCTTAACTATTAAAGGACTTCGCATTGGAAGCAAAACTAAAATATCACGTTTCTGCTTGCAAGGCAAGGGTTTCGACAAAACTAGTGCAAATAAAACAAAATCCCACACTTTGCCTACAAAGTACCCCGCGTGGCACGCAGGGCTTCGGCAAAGCAGGGGATTTCAGATATCCGCCCTCTTGTGCTTCTTCGAGAGGCCGGGTGGATTTGTTGATGTTATTTTACCACAATCAATCTGTTACGACAAGAACCAGTGCGGGGCCGTTGACGCTGACCGCTGCGTCCTGATAGGTCTCGACAACAGTCGTTTCCACGCCCTCGCGTTTGCGAAGCTCTGTAATAAGATTGGCGGTCGGAACATTTTCGAGGTTCACGGTGAGCTCCTTTCGTCTAGCTTTTCATCAATAACTTTCAGCCGGTAGCCTATCGCCGTCCGACTGTAATGTGTCTGTGCTGCAATGTCCGGCAGCGGAAGCCGCTCAACATACCGCAGTAAGGCTATCTTACGGTCTACCCTCCCAAGCGGTGCGCTTTTGATGGCGGCGATCATCCTCTGTCTGTCAAGTCCTCGCAGCGCAGCGGGCAGCACTACGCGAGCCGCCGCCACGGGCAGCACCGAGCCAGAAGGGCTGCGGCAGCTGTCCAGCGTTGCGCACCATATTGCCAATGCTGGCAAACTGGTGACGTTTTGTCACCAGTTTCGTGATGTCACGAAATTGCTCTTGTGTGGCGTACATTTTGTTGGCGTCAACAAAATGCTCGTATGTAGTGCTTGCCATGATATCCTCCTTACTGCTTTTGCAGGGCTGCTCTTGCCCGGTCAAAGAAAAACTGAATCACTTTGCTCATGGTCTCTTCGGTGATTGCCCAGCTGACCAGCCTGCCCCACCGGCTGTTGTTCAGGTAGTGGCGCAGCATCTTGACGCACCACGCCTTGCGCTCTGCGCCGCGCTTGGTGCCCTGAATCTCTTTCTCAGCTTGGTCGATGAGGTCAAGCACAAGCGTCCTGACCGCTGCGCCGTAGCCCAGACGGATAAGTCCCAGCACAAGCGACACAGCGCCCACAACGATGAGCACAAACGCCAGCCACGAGGGCAGCGGGGTGAGAATGGTGTTAAGGATTGCTTCCATGATTGGTTACTCCTTTCAACAGGTAATTGTTAATGTCGGTCTTGCTTTTTTGCATACCTTCGCGGTTATTGCCGGACAGTTGCGAATCCAAAAGGTTCTGCACGCCAACGAGAACAAGGCGCATTTCTTCATCGAGGCCGTCAAATCGCCGGAGGTCTCTTGCAAGGGCTTGTGTATGCTGGAGCTGCCCCTGTTCCAATGTGCCGACGCGCTTGTCCAGCTCATCTAGCCGCTTGTTCTGCGCGTTGTCCGGCTCCTGTGCCTTTTTGATGTACTTATGGATGATTTCCAGCACCTTGTCGATCGTGATGGCAGCGGCGCACAGGCTGCCCAAGATGCCCAGCACCCACAGCAAAGCTTCTTTTTCGGTCATTTGCCCTCCCGAAGACGGGTCAGACCCTTCTTTGCGATGATTTTTGCGTAGTCCTTGTAGGGCACCGACAAGTCCACGCCGGAAATCTTGCCCGGTATCGCGTCCACAACACCGGGAATCTTGCCCTTGCTGGTGTACTGCCACAAGCCGAAGTTCCATTCTGGTTCAGGCTTTTTGCTGCGGTAGGCTGCCAGCCACACGTCATACGGCTTGAGCGCCGCGCCGGTCATGTACAGGTTATCACGGGCGAAATACAGCCCGGTGTACAGCATGGCGTAAAAGCCCCAGCGCTCTACCGTGCCCAGCGCATGGGCGGCAATGTCGGTCAGGGTCTGCTTGTCGAGCGGTGCTTGCACATAGCTGTCCTCAATGTCCACCGCCACCGGCAGCTGCACCGTCTTGCCGGTCAGCACCTTGCGCAGCAGGGCAAGTTCTGCGTCTGCTTCTGCCGTGTTGACCGCCTTGCAGTAGTAGTACACGCCACAGGGGATGCCCAGTCTCTGGCACTCGCGGTAATTGCGCTCAAAGGTTGGGTCGATGTACGGCTTGCTGGGCGCGTCTTTCGCGCTGTTGCCCAGCGCCCGCAGCATCACGCCGGAGACAAGGCCGCTTGCCTTGACCTTGTCCCAGTCGATGTTACCCTGCCAGCGGGAAACGTCTAAAATAGTTTTTGCCATCATGTCACGTCCTTTCTGTTAGTGGGATAATGCCCTCTTCAGTTAATAGTTCTCCAAACACCCCCGAATCCTGATTCAACGCATATCCACCCAATTGGTTCAGATTTGCCACACGCATCATTGTATAGTATAGTTCCTCTGTCCCAAAAGTATTGTTTGTCTTTCGGATATGATGTTACTGGGGGATGTATTTCAATTCTTTTGTTTTTTAATGTAGAACTCGTAAAATTATTGCAGAAGTTATTTTTGCCAGCAAGAAGAACATTGGCATTTTCGCTTCCAGAGCTTTCAACCGCATATACACCATCAGCTAAAGCTATTACAGTTTCGCCATCGATAGTATGCCACGATTCTCCTTTCAAATCGAAAGTACATCCGGCTACAGCGCCTGTGGCAATTTTTACCAAGGGGTACATTCTTTCTTTCCATGGCATATAAAAACTGATATCGAGTTCGCTAAAAATTAACGAATACGCATAAATTAACGGGCTTACTGATTCTTTGCTGTGGGCTGTTATAACGCATTTTGTAAAATTGAATCTTGAAGTAATAAATCTTGAATCCAAGTCTCCGTAACCTAGTCTGAATATGCTTGTAGTGCATCTAGTAGATTCAAATTTACAAAAATTGAAAAAAATGTCGTTTGAACCTTCTTTAGACACCCATACCTGATTGAGAAAACTTTCCCAAGTGCAATTGTAAAATTCCAGTTGATTACATTGCCTATATTTGATTCCGTTCACGTCTGTATCGATTGATAGCAAAAATGATGGACAAATCAAATTAGCATTTGTATAGTCTTTGCCAGAGTTCCAAAAATGACAATTATACCAAGAAGAATCCTGAACACCAGACATATCGAAATGAACGCCATTTGAAATGATACTTAATCCAGAAAACTTACATAAAGCCATACCGCGTAATTTGAATAATGGACTTGAAAAGTATGTTTCTGCTTTATCTGTCATATTATTAACGGAACGTATCGTAAAATTAGATATTTCCACCCACATGCATTGTTCGGCGTTTTCGGTATCGACAGAATCTCCTGCGCTTTCAAACATACTAATATTTGATAAACGATACAAAACCGCTTGTCCTCTTCCAAGTCCTTTTACGGTTACTTTTGGGCGTACCTTTACTGTTGTTTTACAAATATATTCACCCGCTGGAAACATTATCACACATCCGTTTGGGTTATCACTTATTATTTTATTGGCGATAATTCCGAAATCATGTGTTTCATCTGCGCCATAGTTTTTTATGTTATATTCTGGTGTTAAAATTCTGATAATAGGTTTATAATATGGATCATATACAGCAGGTGTGTCTTTTAACCCTATCATTTTGTATGGTTTGTCGAAAAAAGCATTTGGTAAAACAACCTTAATTTTTGAAGTCAACGGGTTTTCAATTTTATATAGAAAATCTACACAAGGGAATTGTATTGAACGTAATATAAATTTATTATCTTCATCAAATTCAGCAACATATACGACATTTGTTCTGGTAAGCGTATTGGGATTAGAATTATCAGAAAAGGCAAACCAAAATTCATCTCCTAATTTTGCCGCAATATAACCTGTAATTGAATTGTCATCGCTTTTTTTTACATTTCCATTATCATCGATAATGGCATTTGGTGTTACATCATCGTTATCTAGCAGATTATTAGGATATTGGGTGTATAGCACATCATTCTTTATATCGCTTAAATCTTCCTTTAGCTGACCTTCCACCCCCTTTGCTCTTTCGCTCTCCGCATTGACCGCTTCTCCCACCTTTGCCGCATCCGCAGCCTTGCCGGAGAGGGAGAGGGTGGGGTCGATGGTATTTTTGAGCTCTTCAACCGCCTGGATCGCCTGCGTCCACGACTCATTAGAGACCTGCGTGATATAAAAAAAGCTCTGGATCTCTGCGGTGCTGTCATAGCGGTCGTTTTTGCAGTCGCACTCGATAGGCCAGCTCTTGAGCATATAGCCTTTTCCGGTCGTCACGCAGAGCACGATGCTCACATGGCCCGGCACCTGCAGTGCCTGACGTGCGATCTCGCAGGTGACAACGTTGCCGGACACGGCACAAGCTGCCCGCTTGCCTGCGCCATCGTTGATGGTATCGTACCAGCCCTGATTCTGGGGGCCGAAGCCACGGTACATGATGCTGTAGCTCGCCCCTGCAGGCGCAGTATACGCCTTTCCGTTTTCGTACAACGTCGCCTGAAAAAAACGGCTCTGGCTGTCGTTCTCCACCGCGCTGATGTGCTGCGGCAGACCGGGATTATCAAAGTCAATCCTGATTTTCTGCATTTGCTTCCTCGCTTTCCTCCGGCAGCGGGCTAAAAATCAAATTTTGCCCGTCCCAGATATAGTCGTTGCCGCCGTTGCTGTTGGCTGGAAAATCCTCAAAAAGCATCTGATCCGGCGGCAGCGTTTTGGGAATGACGCTTTTCAGCGTCCAGCCACCGTTTTTGATGCGCCCGTCCGGGCACACGGTGCACTGGTATAAGTAACCATCTTTTTTCACAATAGCCACCTCCTTACAAAAAACCAAAAAGCTCTTGTGGTACGCATACAGCGTTGTTAGTTGCCCATCCATCAGATGTTGGCGTCTCCAGATCCAGATTAGTCCAAACAACACCGGTGACCGAGCTGTATCGAGAGGTGCGCTCTTTTCCGGGCCCGAACACGATTTTATCTTGATGAACCGTTATGTTTCGAAAATGTGGGGTGTTCCACGCATACATAAGCGTGTAAGTCTTTCCGTTCACCGGTATTATGCTGGATACTCTGCCGCCGCTTCCTCCACCGGCAAACCATGTTGCGCCCTTTGTGCTTTCGTAGGTGATCAGGATAGCGGAGTAACCGGTAAGATCCACAGAATAGGTTTGTTTCTCAAAGCTTTTGAGCGGTTCACCGGTCTCTTCGTTTTGCCAGCTGTGGATAACCAGCTTGTTTTTGACCCCGTTAAATTCCAGTCCTTTTTCGTTGATCGTGTAATTAAAGCTTCCGGGCCCGAACTGGATGCCGCCATCGTCCGTTTCGCCAATGTAGTCTGTTGCCACACGGCTTGCGTCAACAGCGCGGTCATTCGTGGTGCTCATGCGGTTGCGGTCTTTCACGGTGGTTCTTGCAAGCTTTTCGCTTGCCTTGCCGACATAGATCGAGACATACCGGTCGTGCACCACGTCATAATCCGTTTTTGTCACTCTGGCCAGCACATTCACGCCAAGGCGCAGGTAACGCACTTCTACGGTATCGCCGCGCATGATGATCTTGTTCTTCTGGTCTTTGTACTCTACCGTTTTTTCCAGCTGCACATAGCTTACGGTCAGGCTCGGCTCTATTTTGCCGATCTGGTTCTTGGACAAAAAGTCAGCAGTCGCTTTCCGCATACTGGCATCAGAGGGTGCTTTTTGGAAGTAGCTGCTCAAGTCCAGCGGGTAAATTTTCTTGTATCCCTCGATCTCAGATGCCTTTATGGGGTCCAGCGCGTAAAACTTGCCCTTCTGCGCGTTTGCCCAGTACGGATAGACGTGGGTGTACACGTTGTCGATGTTCTTTTCCTGCGTGACGTCCACCAGATTCAGACCGTATGCAATGACTGCGCCCCGGTTTACCTCTTCTTTAAGCCGCAGCGTGCACTTTAAGCCGTCAAACTCCCAGTAGCCAAGGTAGGTGTCTGCAATGCTGCTGCCGTTGTTAGAAAGCATCGCAGCGCGCAAAGTTATGGGTTTTGTAACAGAAAACGCGGTCTCGTTGTCGTAATCTGCAGAGATCTCAAACTTGCAATCTCCCACAATGTTTTCGTTCAGCTTCTGGATCGTTTCTTTAAGTGTTTTTGCAGTAAACGGTTTCACGATGCAGTTGCCGAGGTCATACGAGATATGGTGCGCCGAAATCTGAAACCGCCCATTCATCGGGCGGCTGATGCGATAGATGCGGAACAGCTGCCGGTTTTCGTAACTGGAAGGCCGTGCGCTGATGATACGCCGCTCCAAAAGATCCTCCGCATGGATGCCGGTTACCGGGTACTGCAAGGTCAGGTCATACGTTCCGTTTTCCTCGCAGCTGACAGTACACTCCAGCGCATCAGAAAGTGTTCCAAAGCCGTAGTTTTCCGCCGAAAGCACATTTTCATCGTGTAAAACAGGTTTCATAACGTCCACCACCTTGGCATGATCTTCACGTTCTGGATACCGCCGCTCCACTGGACAAGGTTTTCACCCGCTGCCAGCTCCGGCCAGATGCCGCCGGTCACCGGGTTTGCATTGGTGCCGTCCTCCAGCCATGCGTTCCACGTTTCCGCGTCACAACACACGGCTTTACCGGCAGGCGGTTTCATGCCAAACGCTTTTCCGTTTATCAGCAGTTCGCCTTCCTGTCCGTTTCCGGTCACCTCAAAATAGGGCAGTGCCACCTGATCCAGCGGGTTCAGCAGTACCTGACCGTTCGTCATGCCCTGCAGCTCCTGCCCGGACCACAAAAAATGACGTGGGTCACAGTCAAACTCCACCGTAAACCGGCCGTATTTGTCCAGAATATTGCTGGTATCGCCCATCTTTGCAATGCCGCGATAAAAATACTCCGGGTCGTATCCGTCCGAGAGGGGATACGCACCCGGTGTACCGCAAAGCCACGCCTTAATGCTGCGCAGCTGCTCCGGGGTAGGGTTTCTGCCGTGGAAATACAGCTGATACGACACCGTGATGTTTTCGTACTGCCCCTGATCCCCGTGCAGCTTGCCGTTCCGGCCTGCAACCTCGTACTCCTCGTACTTGCGGTTCGGGGTCGGGATGCTGGGTTTGTGCTCGATATGGCAGCAGTACTCGGTGCTGCTGTGCCCGTTAAAATACAGGTACTTCTCCACTGGCTGCCGCCTCCTCGTTGATCATCTGTGTAAGTCGTGTAATGGTGTACTGGGCAAAGCGCTCCTCGTCCATGCCCTCAGAGGGATACACATTGACGTTAATGCCGCCCATGCTCACCTTGCGGGAGTTGGTAGCCACTTGCGCAAAGCCGTTTGCACTGCCCACATCGTACTGCAACTGCATTTTCAGCTTTCCGCCAAGGTCTTCGGCAGCCTCCTGCAGCAGGTAAGCGTTGTCGCGGATGCCGTCCGCCATGCCTTGGATCATATCAGGCATCCACTTCTCGTATTCCCGCAAGGGCCCTTCGTCTGGGCGCGAAAAATGCAAAAATCCCTTTATAATGCCGCCGATCCATGAAACAGCCTTAGCGATAATACCGCCACCGCTTGTAATTCCGCTGGCAAGTCCAGATACAAGATCTGCGCCCCAGCTTCCGGCTTCAGTGCTGATGGACGTTCCGAGCAATTTTCCCGCGATGCCAAATATTCCACCGGCAAGTGCGCCCGCCCAGTTTCCGGTCAGCTGAAAGCCCTGTGCAGCACCGGTCAGGCCACTGATAAGCGTTCCCGGGACGTCGATGTTCTCCAAAAAACTGTCACTTGCGCGGTAGCCCTGCGCCAAATCGCTGAACCACTGCCCCAGAGGGCTTTTTGTCAGGTTGCTTGCAACCTTTTCCAGCCCGCCCAGCTTAGTATCCAGATCCAGCACGAACTTAGAGAAGCCGCCTAGAGTGCCCTCAGTGTATTTGATGCTGGTGTTCAGGTCGGTAACCTTTTCGTTAACGTCCGTTACAATGCCGTTGGTGTAAGTGGTGGTGCGCTCTACGGTCTGTTCCTGACCCTCCACGATGCGCTTATAGCAGTCTGTAACTACCTTTGTGGCAGATACAACAGTATCCTCCAGCTCGCCGGTCTCAGCGTTAAGCACTTTCTTGGTTTCGGTAGAGGTCTTGGCAGTCCGGCTGACGTAGCCAATAGCTTCGTCTATCTCCGCCTGCGCCGCCGTCAGGGTCTCCGCACGGGTATGGACGGACTTTTTAGCGACTTCATCTGCGATGGAACTTGTCACCTTTTCAGAAGTCACAACGCCATCGGTCAGGGTCTGCACCCGCTTGAACTGCGTTTCAACGCTGTTCACCATTTCCGTCCAGCTGTCCGTGATGGTCTGGACAGTTTGGGTCGTGGTGCCCTTCAGCTTCTTGGTCGTGCCATCATAGACGTTGTAAGTATTGTCAGCCGTTTCCACTGTGCGACTGATCGCGCCCACAATGTTTTCCGTGCCCTGCAAAAGCTGCTTGGAGGTGTTGGTAACGGATTTCGCCAGCTTTTTGGTGTCCTGAGCTGCCTTTTTGGTGGAGCTTTTTTTTCTGGAATTGCCGCCAGAGCTGCCACCACCGCCGCCAGAGCCATCGTATTGGGAAACAACAGTTTCCGGTTCAGTGGTTTGCTTTTTCTGACGTCCCGCGCCGCCACCGGAGGTTTTGCCGCCGCCCATACCGCTGAAATTTGCGGTTTTCATGCCGTTGATGAAGCCGTTGACGATGCCGCTGGAAATATTCCAGCCAACTTCGAGCCAGTTTGTGGTCAAAATGCCGCTTGCTGCCTTGGCTGCAAGCGTTTTTGCGGCATCCCACATATCTTGTCCAAGGCTGAGCACGCCGCGTACCATTTCGCCGGTAAGCTCCGCACCGGACGCAAGGATATCTGGGAATTTTTCAGCGACACCGCCAATAAAGCTGCCGGTGATGGTCACAGCACTTTCCAGAAGCTTCGGGGCATTCTGCACAACACCGGATGCAAGGTTTTCGGCGATATCTAGCCCGGTATCCAGCACGCCGTCCATGTTGTTGACGGCGTAATCCGTAAAACTGTCGATAGCTTCGCCCGCCAGCACGCCGCCGGTCTCCACCATGCTTGAAACGCCGCCGGTCTGCAAAGAATCCGTCAGCTCCTGCACCCAGCCGGTGGCAACGTTGACAAGTTCTCCCTCGGTAGACGCAAGCCCTTCTGTCAGTGCTCCCGCAAGCTGGGTGGCGTTGTCCTTCAGGGTGGAAATTCTGCCGTCCAGCGTCTGGCTCTGGGTCTCCATTGCGCCGAAATACCGCCCGCCCTCTTCAGATGCAGACAAAAGCGCATTGGTCAGCAGGTCATAGCTGATCTTCATTTTCTGCACATCTTCGGTGGACTTCCCGGTATAATCGGCAAGGATGCCGTACACATCAATGCCGGCATAAGCAAACTGCTTGATATCGGCGCTGGTCGCCTTGCCTGCGTTTTTGATCTGCTGCAGGTTCTGCGCCATACGGCTCAATTCGTCATTGCCGCCGCCGGTCGCCTTTACGGCATCACCCAGCGCCATGATTATATTACGCGCAGATTTTGCATCCTCGCCGGTGGAAATAAGGTACTGGTTTGCCTTTACAAGCCCTGCGGTGTCAAAAGGAGTTTTGGCAGCGTCCTGTTTTATCTGGTTAAGCGCAGATTCTGCTTTATCCGCGCTGCCCAGCATATTCGTGAACGCAACCGTGTACTGCTCCATCTGGGAGTTATAGTCAACGCCGGTGCTGATCGCAGATTTTCCGGCATCAACGACCGCAGAGCCTACTTTTTCCAGCGCGGTAGCAACGAGGTTTCCTTTTGTCACTGCACCGGCTATGCCGTCAAAGATTCCGGCTTGGTTAGCATTCCCAAAATTTTGGACGTTTTCCGTCGCATCATCGGCTTTAGATGCAAACTCCCCAAGTCCGTTTTCAGCATCACGCAGACGGCTTTTTAAGCTTTCCAGCTCTGCATTGGTCTTATAGACCGCAGTCCGGTAAGCCGATGCCTGTGTGCTGGCGCTGCCATATTTTTCAGTGGCCTGCAGCAGCATACCCTTCTGGGCGTTCAAAGCATCCGTCTGTGCAGCGATCTGCTTGCGCAGCACCGCCGCCACCGAGGATGCGCGCTGTTCTGCGGAGGTGTTCTCGTCCATAGACGCCGTGGTAGACTTCAGCTCAGCGGCATACTCTTTCTGCCGGGCAATGATGTTTTGCATCTGCTGCCGGTATTCTTTTTCGCCCTCAACGCTTATTTTGGGGCCAATATCCGTTTTTGCCATGCGTTCACCTCCTTACCGTATTTTTTCCAGATCGTCCACGGTGGCGTAGAGCTTCTGGTTTGCGCCGTTTTCTATTTGCATACACGCCATATAATCCAACATACGGCCCACCGGGCACGAATGCACCTGATGCTCATTCATGCCCAGTTTGCGGCCGTAAAACAGGAACCACGTTCTGTTAAGCTGTATCACATGGCGCTTTCCGCGTTTTTTGCGCTGTTGTCCGGTTCAGCCTCCACCTCGCGGCCGGAACCGCGCGCAATTGCGGTAACGCAGTCGTTCCACAGTGCGCGGCACTCTGCCCACGTCATGCTCTTTTCCAGTTCCGCAGCAGCAGGGAAGTCCGGCAGGCTCTGCGCCATATCCTGAAACTCCTTGTCGTTGGATTCTGCCGCCATCTCCCGCACATAGTCCCGGCCTGCATCCGCAAGCACGGGCGCAATGGTCAGTGCCGCCTTTGCAAGGTCGGCAACGCGGCCGGTTTTTGCGGCTTCTTTGGCAACGCCAAAGATATTGTCCACAGAGCCGTAGGTGCCCTCCAGCACGGAAAGTGCCTTGATGGTCATGCACATGGGGTACTCATCATCCTTGACGTTCGCGAATACGATGTACTTGTCCTCGATCATGCTGCACCTCCCAGTGCCTTCTTGATAAACGCAACCGCTGCTGCCTCGGTGTCAAACTCCTTCTTGGGGATGATCTTCCACCGGTTCATGGCGCTGTCATCACGCATGATGCTGAAGTCCAGATCCTGGGTCTGCCAATCGATCTGCTCACCCTGCGTCTCGGCATCGTCCTTGGGCACCTTAAAGCGGATCTTGCACAGGACGATTGCCTTCCACATACTCTTGCCGTCCTTCTGCACCTTCTTGACTGCGCCCAGCCCCAGATAAGGCGGCTCCATAGATGCGCCGTACTCGTAGGTCTCCACTGCGGTGCCCTCGTCCGGCGTTACGGAGTTGCCGGCTTTCAAGCCCATGATAAAGGCTTCTTCCTCTGCGGTCAGGCCGTCCACGGTGCAGGTGCCGCTGCCATCGGTGAAGGCAGAGCCTGTCTCGGTTTCTGCCAGCCGGTCATCGGCGTAAAACTTGTTGTCATCACTGGTGGAAATATCGGTGCTCATGCTCACCGAGCGCCCCAGCTTGCGCACGCCGCTGTAAGTCACGGTGCCGCCATCGGAAGCGTAAGTAGCAATATGCACATTGGAAAAACCAGTAGTTACCATGTGTTTTCTCCTTTCATACAAAAAAGCAGGGTGTCCACAGTGGACACCCTGCGCAGGTTATTTGTCGATCGTTTCTTTTATCTTTTTTTCAACAGCCTGCCCCATGGCAGCCTCCGTTTCTTTTCGTCCTTTTCGGACGGAAGGAGCAACAAACGGAGTTGCCACCCAAACGCTTGTTCCGCCTTCTACGCAGCGGGCAATCAGCGCATTCGGCTGTCCATTCGGATGCCCTTTGGTCTGGATGCTGTTGTATCCGTTGAAGCCAAGCTTTGTATTCCACGCATAATTTTCATGGCTGAATTTTGCAATGCCGAACCCTTTTTTCAGGTCATCAGCCTGCTGCTGGCTTAATCCGTTCATGGGCGGTCCATTGGGGTGGGCATAATACTGCTCCTGCCCGGATGGCAGGCTGTGAATCGGAATCGTGTCAACGGCAGCTTTAATTTTGTCACCCATGACTTTTGCGCCGGCATAAACGCCAGCTTTGCATACATCATCGGTGCTTTGGTTCAGCTTCTGAAGCTCTTTCATGTAAGCATCCAGCCCTTTTGCTTCGATCCTAGCTACAGCCAAACACCTCCCACCGCCAGCGGTAATGCCAGATTTTTGTATCAGCTTCATACATAGGCTGAAGTCTTTCCCATGTGATGTGCTCGGAAGCGTCAAACGCTTTTTCCAGCGCTTCGCACCACGGGTCGAACTCCATCGAGGTAAACAGGTCTGTCGTGCCGATCATGGCACGTTCGATGTGCTTGCCGTCCGCAATGAGGTCATCCGGTGCTTCTTCCTGCCAGACGAAATACCGTTTGGACTTCATCCGCCCGCCGTGGCTTACATGGTCTGTAACAGCTGTGTGGGCAGCAATGATGCACTCATACCATGTCATCTTCGCTGCCCTCCCGCAAACTGTTGTCATAGTCATGCTCCACGGCACGCAACGCCAGATCCAGCGCAGGCGGCCAGCTTCGGACGGCCTGTACCGTGTCGATGCGGTAGTGCCTGCCGTCCTCAGTCTGGGCTTCGTCCTGACTGGAAATAGCGATGCTTTGTGGTGCCGGCACGCGGATCACCCGGACAATCTCTGCTTGATTCTGGCGGCTCAGATACAGCCGATTGATGCCAAGGCGCTGCTCCTCGTACCGCAGAATGCACTTTGCCGTGCATTCCACAACAGGGGAGTGCCCGACCGGTGCAGCGTCCCGCGTAGAAAATATCTGCACAACCCCGCTGTTGAAGGTCTGGCTGACCTCCGTGTCAGGGCGGGTCGGGCTTTTGCGTGTTTTCTGCAAAATCATTCACCAGCCTTTCGTTTCTCGCCGCAAGCAGCAGGTGCAGATAATTGTGCTCAAAAATATCTGCTGCGCCGTCTCGGGTGTAGCGCACATAGTCCATCAGCAGCGCGCGGGCAAGCCCGGGCTGCGTGTAGTCTTGTGCTGCGCCGATCTTGCTATCCAGATAGAGCATACCGGCCACTGTGATGTCCCAGATTTTTTTATCCAGTGCATCATCCGACCATGTGATATCAAGATAGTTTTTGATATCCGGCAGCAGCTTTTCCCGCTGCTCGTCCCACTTGCTGGTCATGATCAGGACTTGGTGACGGTGACGGTGTAGGTCTTGGCGGTCTCACCGTCCGCTGCGGTCACGGTAATGGTCACAGTGTTGCTGCCATCGTTCCAAGTTGCAGGCTTTCCGTTCTCAATCTCCTTGCCGCCCACTTCCACTTTGACCTTAGCGCCAGCGTTAGCGGGGGTTGCGGTAATGGTGTTGGAGGCCGCAGAGGTGGTAGCCGTATAGGTCACATTGCTGGAGGTAAAGCCCGGGGTCAGATTCAGACTGCCCAGCTTCAGGGCGCTCAGAGTTGCATCATTGGATGCGGCAGGCGCGGGAACGGTAGTCACGCGGTAGGTCATGGGCTGCAGGCCGGTAATGTCCAGATTCAGGAAGGCATTGTTGTCCACCGGGAAGCCGTTGGCATACAGCTTGATCAGATAGACGCGCTCGTCCTCGAGGAAATGGTAATCATCGCTGTATTCGATGCGGCCGTTCTTGTTCATGCCGACCGGTGCAAAGTACAGGTGGCCGATGCCAAACACAGCCTGACCACGCGGCAGCGCAGCGGTCTTGATGACGGTCAGGGGAACAGGGAAAATATCGTTGCGGTAGGTGCCATCCGGGGCACGCACAGTGGTTGCAGGCATCACGCGCAGGTAGTAATCCTGCGGGTTGACCAGCAGGATCAGATCATCCGGGTCACGATCCTTGCCGTTGGCAGTCTTACCCAGCATGGAGATCAGATTGCCCATCGTGGCAGGCTCGAAATCGTTGACCTTGACCTTTGCCTTCTCGGGATAGGTCTTGCCGCCGATCACGGCAACGTCATCGCTCACATCACGCACCATGCCAATGGGCTGATCGTTGCCGTCGCCCATGACGATGCCCTCTTCCAGACCGTTCGCCAGAGCTTCCGCCAGAATAGCGCGGATGTAGCGGTCCAGCCACTCAGGGCCCAGATCCAGCTGTGCCTTGCAGACAGGGATGAACGCAGACAGCTTGTACAAACCTGCATCCACTTCCTTAAAGCCGGAGGTCAGTTCCTCCACGATCTTGGCGCACAGCTTGCCCCACTTGGCCTTGTGGATGCCATCAGTGTTCAGCATCATGCGGATCGCGCCGCCGGTGGGGGTAAACTGGATCTTACTCAGCAGGGGGTGCTTGGATGCCAGATCGTCCATCACGCGGCTGATAACCGTCTGCGGGAACACAACGGTCACGTTCTCCAGCGCCTGCTTGGGGTTGTCAGCGCGCATGGCCTTCTCCACGGCCTGATAATACTCGCGCTCGTTGCTGGTCAGCTGGCGCACGCCGCGGGCATACAGGACGGAGTTGTCCAGCTCCTGCTTCATGCCGTCCAGCTGCTGCTGGTACTCCTCGCGGTTGATGTCGCCCACGGTCTGGAACATCTGCAGGAAGGTGTCAGTCACAGCATTCTCGTCGTTGCTCTTGTAAGCATCGTGCAGCTTCTGGCGCAGATCGTTCAGCTTCTGATTGTTCTTGTACAGTTCAGAAAGATTCATGTTGTTTTCTCCTTTTTGGTATTTAAAAAGCAGCACTCCCACGAAGGAAGTGCTGCTTTACGGCTTATGTTCAGATATTGCAAAGCATCTGCATCAAGCTGCGCTTTGCGGGCGGTTCTTTGGGCTGCGGTTCAGCGGGTGGCTCTACATCCTCATGCGGCACCATAAGCTGCTGCACGATCAGGCCGCGCACGCTCTGGGACACGCCGGAAGCATCGCCGGTTTTGCGGATGCTGGTTGCAATACCTTTTTCCAGCATAGCGGCAGGGGAGTACCACGCCTTACTGTTTACAAGGTCGCGGGCAGCCTGTTCCTCCATGCCGGCGTTTGTGAATGCGCCCAGCCCGATTTCGGTCAGCTGGTCCAGTGCGTTCGCCGCGTTGCGCAGATCCTCGGCGTAACCGGCCGCAAGCTGGCTTGCCGGGTGAAAGTAAAAGGCGCTCACATTGCTGGCGATACGCTCCTGACCAGCCAAAAACGGGTAAATGGCAGCGCTGGCAACAAACCCGTCTGCATAGGACGTTACCCGCGCACGGCTGCTTTGCAGCGCGTTGTAGATAGCCCATCCTTCGGAAATGTTTCCGCCAAAGCTGTCGATGTGCAGATTGATCTCGGCTGCATCAGGGATTTTCTTCAGTTGCTGGACAAGACTGTGCCCGCTGGTTTCCTGGCTGGCTTCATCGGCGTATCTTGTGATATCGCCAAAGATATAGATATCCGTCTGCTCGCCAAACTGCTGGATATCAAAATAGGGTTTCGGCATATTATTCCTCCTTCGGGTTGCTTTCCGTGGCGGCGTCCCTTGCAACAGTCTCCACGGTAGCGATATTTTTGGTCATCCAGTGGATGTTAGCCCATTCATCAGGCAGCGGCGCGCCGCCGGTGGCTTCGCGCAGCTCGTTGATGCTGTATGCGGCGCTCTCAACGATTTTTTCAATGTTCGCTGCGTTGGAGAACATATCAAAGTGCTGGATGGTGGAGGTGTCCGCATATACGCGGTCTCCGCGCAGCCAATCTGCCTTGGGAATCAGCTTCCGGCTGAACTCCTTGCTGATCTGCGCCGCCAACGGGTCAATGCCGGTGGTCAGCCAGTGGGTGATAATGTCGTTGATGCCCGCCACATCCCCCTGCACAAGCACAGGTGGGATGCCCAGCCCGCGCGCAGTAAAAGAAAAAATGTCATCAAAAAGGGCTTTGATATCCCGCGTGTCCTTGGTGCCGGTGCCGTTGTTCATCAGCTGGAACTCGTAGCCGTCAAATTCCGGCAAGATACCGGTGCCGGATTCCAGAAACGGCTTATAGCTGCTTTCCAGCATGGCAGAAAACTTTTTCTCAAAATCGTCCTGACCGTTGGCAACCTGCGTGACGTGTACCTTCATGTGCTGACCGTTGTTCCAGACGTTATTCTTGATGCTGGACTGCACCAGATTCTTGTAGCTTTCATACAGCGCGTCCACAACTTTTTTTGCGTCATCGTTGTTCAGAGTAAGGTGCAGCACTTCGCGTTCTTTCAGGTCGCGGGTATACGACTGCTGCCCGACCTGTATTTGGCGGTATACATTTTCCTGTGTGGGAATGTACTCCGGCTTTGTCCAGCTGTCTGCAACCACTAGCTCAACGCTGCCACTGCGCGGAATTGGGATAACAAGCGCTTCGTTTTTGGCATACAGCTTGTAGATCACTTTTTTCCAGAACGCCGTGCTGTTTTCGTTGACGTTCGGCTCTACGTTCAGCAGATAGTAATAATCCGATTTGACTGGTTGCCCGCGCTCGAACGTCTTAAACTCGCAGTTTGCAATCGCGTTCGCAATCAGGTTTACGCAGCAGTTAAATGCAAGGTCACGCAGCTGGTATTCTTGCCAGTAGCCAAGCATTTCGCAGGTCAGGTCATCGCCGTTCAGCAGAAAATCATGTGCAGTGATCTTCTGCTCGGGCGGCGAAAACCCGAAAAACCGTTTGATTTTCTCAGAAAAAGGCATTGTTTTTCTCCTTCCGGCAAGTTACCGGCAAGTTACCAGCAAAATGCTCCGATCTTTGGCAGCTGCACCTGACCGGTGCCAAGATCACTTTCCACCGTCATGGCTGCCGCCAGCGCCATGAACGGGTCTGTTTTTCGGCTTTTGCCCTCAATTTTTGCGTAAATGAAGTTTCCGGTATCCACACCCTGAGCTCGGCTGCTACGCACGCGCTTGGTATTGTTGACCGCCCAGCGCAGATGCGGCACATCGCCCCAAGTAAACAGGTTGCGGTTAAAGCAGTCCTGTATCACTGGGTCAACCTGCATAATGTCGCTGGGGCGTACCAGCTTTACCCGGTTTTTATCCTTCGCGTCAAAACCGATACTTTGCAGCGCTTCTGCCATCATGGTGTAACGGAAATGGTCAAGCGCCAATTTTTTTACGGTGTATTTTCGTCCGGCTTCCCGGATGAAATCCGTCAGAAGATACGGCGAGATGCTTACATCGTCCACATAGGTGCAGTCTCCGTTTTCGCACCACGTTCGCCATGGGGCTTTTACCCGGGGCAGGGTCTTGCTGTTGGCGCAGATCCATGCGTGATTGATATCATAGCGCTGGCCTCCTTTGCGGAAATGCAGATTTACTGACGCCCAGTCGTCCAATTCCGCGTAGTCGATGCCCACAGTGCATCTCCAGCCGGCCATATCCGGCAGGGGGCGGTTTGTTGCCCTGACGTTTTCGTAGTCTGTGACCGAGATCTCCTTCGCGCCGTCCCGGATGCCCATGCGTTTTGTGATGAAATCGCCGTTTTGCTCCGGGCGTTCTTTCCAGTCGCGATATTCGTCGTGAATCTCCTGCATCAGATGCGGCAGATAGGGCAGGGAAGGGTTTGCCATGCACCAGTTTTCCGAGTCGTGCACCTCGTCCTTGGTGTTCAGGCAGCAGATGAACGGCAAAAAGCCCTCATCCGGTTCGCCCTCAAATAAAATGCGCCGACCTCTAGCAAGGTAATCGTCTAAGGGACCGTCCGATACATCGCCGTTGGACGTAAAAAAGCCAACGCGAGGCTCTGCAACCTTGCCTTGGCCGGTGATAAACACTTTGATGTTGTCGTAATTCTGGTACTGATGCACCTCGTTGAAGATGACCGCACCGGAACGCATACCATCGCGCCCCTTGGGGTTATTGGTGCGGCCTTTTACTTCGCCCAGATTCTTGCGCCCCTGCAGCACCTCTTTTGTGTGATAGTAAAACCGCGAAAGCTTGGCTTCATACTTCGGGTTTTCCAGCGCTTCCACGATATCCTTCACGGGGGTGACGGCCTGCTCCTCGTTGTTGGCGCAGATGTCCACGTTATAGTGCGGCACCGGGTTGTATGGGCTGATCAGCGCCGCCGAGGAAATGGCAATCACGCCATCCTTGCCAGCGCCACGCCCGACCATAGCAAACAACGTCTTGAACCGGGGACTCCCATCCTTGCGATAGGTGCATAACCAAAGCCCCAGCGCGAAGGTCTGCCACGGAAAAAGGCGGTCATAAGGAAAATACCGGGCGATACGGAAGTATTTCCGCATACGCTCGGTATCTACATAAATATCTTCAGTTGCAAAAACGCGCCGGATCAGTGCAACAAGGGCGTGCTGCTCCTTGCAAGCACGCGGAGCATTGTTCTCCACCTGCTCAATGTACTCCAAGATCTCCGGGGGAATATTACAGCTCATCGTCCTCGCTGGGCTTCGCCGCCATAAATTTGAACGTCTGCACGACCCGCAGCAGCGTTGACACGGTGGAGTTGGCTGCGCTGGCAGTCTGGTTATAGACCTGAATGGAAGGGTTTGCCACTTCAATCTCCGCGCCGCGCGGGGTGGTCTTTACAACGGTAAGGCCGCGCTCGTTCATGTCGTTCTGTGCCTGATCCAGAAGGTCCAGCTGCGTAACATACCGGTCCAGCGTGGAGCGATATAAAAAGTTTGTGTCGCAGTTGGCTGCCTTCGCGGCCTGCTCGATCTCCGCCAGCTCCGTCCGGTATTTTTCGCTGGCGGTGGCCGGTGTTTTCCTTTTTCCCATCACGATCTCCGTTTCATCCATATTTGTGCAATTTGTATGCGCAGATTGCATCGTAGAGTTCCAATTTTTCTTTGCTTTTCAGCGTGGAGATGGCTTCAAAGTAGTATCGTTGGAATGTAAAGCTGTCATTTTCTAAATCCTTCTCTCGTTCTCGTGATTCTCTTATGCGCCTTGACAGGCCTAGTGCCTTTGCCGTACGCTGGGCGGGTATGTTTTGCCTTGATATACCCACAAGGCGGCTTCGGCCCGAAATCAAAAAGGCTCAAGTCCATAACGATGATGCCAAACTTCTTGTTTGTCATGTTTAGCCCTCCTATACCATCTTCGCGCGTGTGCGTGCGCGCAAGGCCAGCGGCAAAGTCAGGGGACACCCCGAATAAGGGCTTGACCCGCTCAACCCGTTTTTTCGGAAGGGGGGTGTACACAGTCTTTTATAATTCGCGGCCATTCATTTTCTAAGTCTTCCAGCGCGCGGATAAATCCCTCTTGCAATTGTAACTTCACAAACTCTTTGCACCATTCATCGCCAAGAGATAAATGCTCCGGCGTCAAGCAAAAATACAGTTTTACATAATGATTACAATTATCAGACGATGGCATTCAATCCCACCTTTCTAACGTCAGCGGCGCACCGCCGCTGCATTTCCGCAGCCGCTCCGGGTGGCACACAGTCTCGTGGCAGTCCTTGCATACGCTGATAAGGTTGCGCTGCCGGTTGCCGTCTGCATCCGTATACCAGATATCCAGCGCAAGCTTTGGCGCGCGGCGCACATGGTTGACATGGTGCACCAGTTCTGCCCGCCGGTAACGCCCGCGCTCCTTGCACAGCTGGCATTCGTGCTTGTCCATGTCCAGTACCTTGTGCGATAGCCGCACCCACTGCGAGGAACAGTAGAACGGATGCACATCACCCGATGCTATCAAAGAGCAGAGCCATTTGTAAAACTTATCGGTCATGAGTAGTTAAGGCTTTCTTTTCCACGATTTTGCAGCGCCATCCAAACGCAACTCATGCTTCCAGCGCTTCATGCAGCTGCAGGGTGTTGTCGGTGACTTTGATGTTGTAATCAAATTTCATGGCTGTTCAGATACTCCACAATGACACGCTCCCGGGCGGACAGTTCCCATTTTGTGGCCGCAGCCCTCTCAGCCGCAGCCCTCCTGACAGCGGCGTGCTCTGCGGCGAGGCGGTCAGACAGCAGCAGACCTGAACCAAAAATCGTTTTCCCCGTGGAGCGTTGTGCATCCAGCGCATAAATCGGAGCGCAGTCCTTTTTATGAATTTTGAAATCTACACCGTAATGGCTGTATCGTTGGAGCATTGCAGCCGTCACAATATGATCCGGGTATGTATACTTTGGCAGCTGTACCGTTTTGGTGCGTCGCAGGCGCTCTACCTCATCGTTTACCAGTTTCGTCAGGCGAGGTTCTGTCTGCGCTATGATATCCCCGCCGTAGCTGGTCACAAAACTTGTTCGGACGATTGCACCGTTTTCGTACTCGATACTACAGTCGCAAATGATATGGTTCATCCGCATATTATTTGCCCTTCCAGAAAACGCTGTCAAAGATGGAGCGAATAGGAAGAACGGAATGCCACGATCGAGATAGAATCCGCAGATTCGGGACAGGATTGAAAACGGTGGGTTGTCCAGAACAACGGCACCCTCCGGGTAGTCGAAATTTTCATAATCGCCGCCGGGGTAAAACGGGCGCACAATTTTGGCTGGGTCGATGCCGTACTCCTTGCACGTCCAGTCCCGGATAACTGCGTAAATGCTGGGTGGTGTGTAACAGTCGTCCGTGGTCTTTTTGGGTTTGAACTTCTCCACGAACTCTTCATACGATTCGCCTGCTGCCATCTTGGCTGTCCTCCTCGTCCACAGTTTCCCGCTCTATGCTCTCTGCCATCCGCTTCGCCTTCCTGCAAAACAAAAGCCGTCCTTGCGAACGGCAGGATATCAAAATAAGCAGCACTCCCAATATACATTCAGTTTCTCGGACAACGTAAACAGGTGGAGTGCTGCTGCATCCGGTACTTTCGCCGCCAGATGCCCGGCTATCTGCGCAGCCCCCTCACAGGGTACGCAAATGGCATTCCCGGCAGGGACTGAGCCTGCAGCCTCTGGTTTTGGAGACCAGCGCTCTACCAATTGAGCTACGGGAACATATCATGCCGCGTGCAGGAATCGAACCTGCAACGACCCGGTTATGAGCCGGATGCTCTGCCGGTTGAGCTAACGCAGCGCAAAAGAATGCCCGCCTGCAATGCACGGTGCACATCATGCATAACAGACGGGTAAAAATATTTTCGAATAAATTGTATCAGCAGCTTTTGCTAATCTGCGCGGATAACAGGCCGCGCCCCTTGCATACAGCCGCGCCCTCCGATCTCTGCCCTCGTCTCACGCTTTGTGCGGCTCGCCTGAAAACCGATACTCCAGACGATGCGCACAAAATTACTTTTGAATGCTATTTGAAAAATTTCCCGGAACACAGGTGCAAGCACGCAGCTTTTTGCAATAGACAAAAACAGTTTGCCGAAAAATTCAAGCATGGATTGCACTCCTTTCCAAGGTGTCCACAGTGGACACCCGCCGGGTTTGATTTTATTTTGCGTGCGCCGCTGGATCTTGAAGCGGACGGCGCGGTGATCCATTGAGCACAGGAAGATTCAAAAAGCCTGTGCTATGCTTCCCGCCGGGTCTCGTCATGAGGATGCAGGTCATTCACGTTTCCGTCAATGTCTGCATTATAATTTTAGCACATCAAAATGGGACATTCTGGACATTTCGACCTTTTTGTGACATTCCGACCATTTTGTGACACGGCTTTTGCGTAGCTACGCAGAGAAGTTGTACAATGTGAATTTTGTGTCAATCAGAAAAACCCGGTCATTTTGAACACAAGACACGCCATTGTGTACCCAAGAACGCCGCCCAGCACGACAGATGCCGGTGTGAACACCATGAGTATCTTCCGCACTGTCCACCCGCTTTTCCATGCCCATCGCACGGAAAGCATACACACCGGAATGCTCAAGCAAGCCATAAGTACAGTGGCTGCCAGCCAATAAAGCAAAAGCATATAGTCACTCCAGTCCCTCTACGCATCTGCATCCATTTTCGCGCCACAGGATGGGCAGTAGTTCCACATATCGTCCGGCGGCTCATAATCCCAATCGTTAGAGATCTCGCAGCCACAGCACGAGCATTGGAACCGGGTAGCCATAACCGGGTCATCGTCGTCTACCGGTTTCCATGTGGCTCGCCGGGGTTTTGGCGCTGCGTTTGGCATAGCGTCAATAAAATCCTTCACGTCCTGTAACGTGTGAATTTTTCCATCGGCCGCAAACACATCAAGCATGATTTCCGGGATGCCTGCGTCCTCGTATTTTTTGAGCCCCTCCCGAACGGTAGCAAGAGCCCACGACAGTGTGTAGTGCTCCGCCAGCAGTCCCTCTATAGTCTCCGGGCCGTCGAACAGGTGCTCGAACAGGGTCATATCGAACTCCTCCTGCGTTCCATCGGTGTCGATATCTGCATTGTGTGCCTTAATAAGCTGCTTCATGTAGTCATTGAGACTTATACCCCTGCTGGGCATCTGCACCCATCCGTCCTCGCCGCGAACAAACAGATTAAGAGCCTGCGAGTAATTCCCATCCGGTGTATCGGTCGTTATTCTTCTCTGTGGAAACATATTTTTTCCTCCTCACAATGCAGTCCACTCAGGACTTGTGTTGCTTTTTTGAATGGTTTCTGTCGGAATTGGCATATCCTCCGGTTTTACACCGGCGTTTTTCATCTTGGAGCCACACTCACCGCAGTATTTGTCAGCCACACAGTCAATGTGGTGGCATTTCTTGCACCGAAAGTGCTCACATGAAAATCTGTACGGATTCAACTCCCACTCGGAAACCGGCCGCAGCGTTTCCGGGTCGATGGTGGGAAGGTTTTCGGTCTCTCTCAATACTTTCGCAAAAGAACGGATGTCAGCACTCTTTTCCTTGGCTGATTCTGCTAGGTTTTTTAAGCTATTTCCCAGCTCTTCGACGGCATTGATTGCCCGTGCTATCTTTTCTTTCTCATCCATTTTTATCCTCCTGTCCGGCTTGCCGGTTAAAATACACCACCGGAGAAACGCCGCGTTTATCACAGTCCTTTTCTTTTTTTATGCAGTACCTAGTGAACGCTAACACGCATTCAAAAGAGTTTGGCTCAGTCCTCAAAGAACACAGATAACGTGCCCCGCAAGAACTACAATTCATAAAATCACCTTCCATCCATCAACTCAACAGCAACTCAACAATTTCATTAAGAAATCGAACAATTTCATATACTGCGTGCTGAAATTTTCTTGTCAGCCTTATCGGCTGCTGACCCATAAGGGGTGTCCCATCGTCGTTTTTTCTCCACCACAGACGGCTCCACATCGGGCATCCCGGTTTTTCGCAATCGTAGTAATACTGATCTGTCCAACCATGGTATTTTCTGAACACGCAGCCTGCACATGGATTTTCAAGCGATTTTTCTTTTTCTGCCTTCTTTTTCAATTCTTCGATCGTGATGGTTTTAACTCTTCGATTTTTACGTTCTGGGTGATTTTCAATCCAGATAGGGCATGTATGGTCTTCGCATATTTGTTCAACTATCGTTTCATCCGCATAAATAAACGAAGTAAGTTTCGAGCATCCATCACATGCGTTGAAATCGCTTTCGCCCATCTCGTAGTGCAACTGGTTAAACACTTCAGCGTTCTTTTGTCCAGAACAATTTTGCGAAAAAGTCTCATAGTTTGCATATCTGGCAGCGTCTAGGTAACGCCCTATTTCAGCTTCCAACCCAGCCGCACGGGCTTGCTCAAAAGTAATCGACCCCGATTCAAAATCGCTTGCAAGTCTTTTAAAATATTCGTCTGTTAGCAGGCTGCTACCCACAAGATCACCCCACATTCTTTTGGATCCACCGGTAAACCCTCCGGCGAATAGATTCTGCATCCACGTCAAAGCCCCGCTCGGTAAGCTCCACGGCAACGTCCTGCGGCTTTTTGCCCTCTACGCAGATCGCCGAGAGCATTGCCCGAAGCTCCGGGTCATCGCAGTCCTCTACCATGTGCACGCCGATGTTGTACAGTTTGCTTTGCATACGGTTGATGTCTTTCAGCCGCCGGATCTCCGCAGCACGCTGGTTATAGGAGGAATCTGCGGTCCCGGTCACTGTTACATGACCGAGAACGCAGCTGTTTCCCTCGCCGTGAGAAGCTTTTACCACATCCGAGGCAGCCTGCGGACCATCCGCCTGTAAAATCTCCAGCCGCTCGATGCGCTGCCGACGTTTGGCAATGTCATAGGGTATTGCATATAGACGGCGAAATTCGTGTGGCTTCATCCGGCAACCTCCCAAAATTTATTTCAGCTCAAAGTAATTCGTCAGAATATCCGTAATGCCGGAATAGAAACCTATCCAGCCGCAGGTGAAGAAGCTGTTGTCCTGCAGAATGATGGCGTAGTCATCACAGGTCTGACCGGCGTCCTCTCTGGTGGTGTCTACCCGCTTCCACATCGTTGCCCCGCCGGGCAGAGGCTGCTTGTAATACGCAAGCCGGAAACGCACATCTTCCCATTCCAGTTCCCACGCTGCATTTGCACCCAGCGTTTTTTCTGCCAGTTTGTGCATCGTGTTATTTCCACGCACGCAAATATTCGAAATTGCAGGACATTCTTCTTCTGCATTTCCCGTTTTTTCGGGTGCGGCTGCAGCATTCTCCGGTTCCATCCCACGGTTTTGCTCCACCCGCACTGTCTGGACACCCGCAGTTTTGTTTTCCACAGCAATGGCAGCATCCAAAGACAACCTTCCTCGATTTTGACTGCAAATCCCATTTTCTAGGCACGCCTTCACAAATCTTGCCCATGTGAACGTAAACTCTCCATTTTTGCTGCCCCAGAATCGTATTTTGCCGTAGCTATAATCAACAAACCCATCTTTTAAGCTTTGTCCGCAAAGGTCGCCTTTTGCATCTATAAGGGCTTTTGCTGTAAATTCTTGAACTGATTTGACCCAATCTGATGCGCAAACCTCTTTTGCGCATTCAAGAACCCATGCTGGGTACGCAGTTTTCGGTACCGTTTCCGCAGGTTCTTCTTTCTGCTCCGGTTCTTCCGGTGCAGCACCCATAAAGCGCGCATAATCCTGTGCGCTGCGGTACGCTTCCATCAAACCGATCTCTCCGGCCTTCAAGCGCTCCTTGATGACCTCATTCTCGCAGGATGCAATCACGTTCAGCCGGGCAGCAGCGCCGGTGGACAAGCCCAGAATGCGGCAAACCTCGTCTCGCACCTTGCCTTCCAGCTGTCCGGCTGCTTTTTTCTTGGTCAGCGCATCCTTCAGCGCCTCGTATTGCGCCAGACGCTCGCCATCGGTCAGGTCGCGGGCGGTAGCGTTCGCCGTGATAAGCGCAATGCGGTCATCCAGTTTGCCGTGGCTTTCCCTAATCAAACAGGGGAGAGAGTCAAACCGGGATTCTCCGCACGCCGACAAGATGCCACACGCAGCCCAGCGCCGGTGCCCGCTGATCAGCATATAGCGATCCGGGGCATCTTCCACCGGAATAACCTCCAGCGGCTGCCGGAGACCGTGCTGCTGGATATCATCCTTCAGACCATCCATGTTGCCGATGGTATAGATCTCGTCATTGTCCGGGTTCGGGATGATATTCCGGCTCGGAATCATCACCACCTGCATCTGCTGCCCCGCCGGGGTGACCGTCTGGCTCTGGGCATTCATCAGGCTGTTCAACAATCCAGTGCTCATGTTATTCACCCTCCACGCATTTTTTTACCAGCTGCGCCAGTGCCTTATACTGGGCGCTGGTCTTGATGTTCCTACAAACCTTGTGCACCGGCAAGTGCCGCGCCTTGGCTTCCTTGACCTTCACGCTGTAATCGATGCGCAAAATACTGTTGTCCGGGTTGCGGAAGGCGGGCAAGTCCATGTTGGCGATCTCATTGATGGTGTCCACACTGTACCTGCCACGGGTGTACTTGGTTGCCAGCACGCCCATCACTTCCAGTTGCGGGTTGTAGTTTTCCCGGATGGCGTCCACCTGCTCGCGTATCTCGTCCATGCCGTCCATCGCCCACTCATCGCAGTCAACCGGGATGATCACCCAGTCGGCGGCAGCCAGCGCATTGACGGTAGCCATGTCGATGTCAGGCGGGCAGTCGATAATGCAGTAATCGTAGTCGTTGTGGATGGTGTCCAGCGCCTTGCGCAGCCTGTCCCACTGCGGCCGCAGCACATCCAGCATCACGTTCTTGTTGGCAAGCAGCATCTCCATGTTGCTGGGTGCCAGATCAACGTGCTCAAAGTCCGTCTGCATGATCACATCCTGCATTTTGGCATTCAGGGTGAGCACGTCGCCCATGGTCTTGCGGCCATAAGCAAAGCGGTTGAAAAACTTGGTGGTGTTGCCCTGCTTGTCCAGATCCATCACCAGCACCCGCCGGGACCAGATCTCTGCCAGCAGGCAGGCGAGGTTGCAGGCGGTGACGGATTTTCCAACGCCGCCTTTTAGGTTGATGATCGCGATTTTTGCCATTGTTCTCATGACGATATCCCCATTCTCAAATTCTTGCGGCTTTTGCGGCCTGCTGCTGGATGCTGTCCCAGCTTTTTGCAAACCACGCAAGCCATGTTGTGCATTTCTTGTAATAATTCGGCGAGCACGCCTTACAGGGGCAGCTGCGGCAAGGGCTGCTCTTCGGGAGAGGGTAGAGCTCCTCGTTCCAAATCTCCTGCATCAGCGCCTACCTCCTCCGCCAGCTGCGATGCTGTTGCCCTTTGCCTGATAGTAATGCTCCATGGTAGTGGGAGCGTTCAGCAGCACCGCCCGTATGTAGCCCCGGATATTGTGGACAGGCTTTGTGCTGTTGAGCAGGGCATCCAGAACGTACTCGATGTGCTGGCTGGTAAGCTTGTCCAGCCGCTTGCGGATGGACTGCGTGGTCTGCGGATACTGCCCGATAATCTGGATCGCGCCGGGGCAGCAGTACATATCCGCAATGTTGTCCAGCAGTTCCTCCAATTTCTCAGGCTCGTACCGGCGCTCCAGCGTGTCCAGTTCCAGCTGCTCCCGGAATCGTTCCAAGACATCCTCTCGTGCGGTATCCAATCCATCCATCGTATCCGTTCCGCGCTCCTCGCGCGGATAGATAGGTTTCCCTATAGGTTTCCCTATATATTTCCTGTCTACACTTTTTGTAGGGGTCTGGATACACTTTTTGTAGGGGTTCGGATACACTTTTTGTAGGGGTACATTTTTTGTAGGGGTACAATTTTTGTAGGGGTCTGCGCCATCCTCCGGCACCGTTTCCGGCATCGGGTTTCGGACTGCAACGTACTGGTTCACGAGGATGCCGCCCACCATAGTTTTGAGCTCCTTCAGCAGCCCGCGTGCCACAAGCTTCTTGACGATGTTCCGGGCACCGTTTTCACTTAGCCCTATCCAGTCAGCAAGGTAGCCGTACCCGCCCTTATAGACGCTCTCGCCGTCCTGAGAGAAGCCGTAGATGATGGCATACACCGTCAGTTCGTTGCCCTCCAAGCCAAGCTCGGTGCGCATCCAACGCTGCAGGACAACGTAACTGTCCTGTTTCGGTTTTGTTTTACTTTTCACGCCTTACCCCCCTAAAACGGCAGATCGTCGTTATCGCTTATCACAGCAAAGTCATCCATGCTGCCCTGCGTGTAGGCGCACTGCGGAACGTTCTGCGCGGCTTTTGCCTGCTGCTCGTAGGAGGGTGCGCGCTGACCGTCCTGACGCTTTGCACCGGCAAAGCTGATATTGTTTGCCACGACCTCCACAGCGGTGCGCTTGCTGCCCCACTTGTCCTGGTACTGCCGGGTCTGCAACCTGCCCTCAACGGCGATCATGCTGCCCTTCTGGAAGTACTTAGACACAAAATCAGCCTGCTGCCGCCATGCCACGATATCAATAAAATCTGCCTGCCGCTCCTGACCCTGCTGCGCATAGCTGCGGTCGCACGCTATGCGGAAGCTGCACACACTATGCCCCGCCGGGGTGGTGCGCAGCTCTGGATCAGCGACAAGCCTGCCCATGATCGCTACAACGTTGAGCATTTCAAATAATCCTTTCCGACCACCGCCATCCACTGGCGGTGACCATACACATCCTCAAAACTGCGCTGTGCCTGCTTTTTCAGGTACAGGCGCAGCTTGTGGTCAAAGTGAGCGCTGTAGCCCGGCTCGTTGTGGTGCCGGTGGCAGAGATAGACTTTCAGGCCGTACTGCTCCGCCACCGGGCGCAGCGGACCGTTGAGCACATGATGCTCCTCTAAGTCCTTAACGGTCACAACGCCGTACTTCATCCGGCAGACGTAACACTCCCGCCGGGACTGCATGATGGATTCAGACAAGGAAATCACGCCCTTCCAAGATCCGCTTGTAGGTTTCTGCGTAGGGGTAGATCCTAGCCATCTTAAACTCGCAAGTGACGGCATCCGTGACATCCGCAAGCAGCACAAGGTTCTCGCCCTGTTCGATGCTCTGCCGAAGTGCCTTCATGTACTCCACAAGGCTGCGCACCGAGTTTGCACTGTAGCCCTGCGCCATCAGCAGCTTTTTAAACCGTTTCTGTTTCATTTTGCTTCTCCTGTTTCAGTGCGGCGACGCTGCACTCGCGACTAACGATATTAATTGCCTTCATCATTCCACTAAATTCTCCCATCATTCCCGAATTGGCAAGCTCTTCTGCGCGGTCAAGAAGGCGTTCATACAAACGAAGCCCATCAATGTAAATACTGTTTTCGGAAGTTACGATTTTTTCTTTTTCCACTTCGGCACCTCCTGCCACTCTTGCCAGTAGGCGGTAACATTGGGGTCGTTGACGCCCATTTCCGCCAGCCGGTCAAATATTCCGTCGATCAGCTGCCCCATCTGCTCCGTGGTAAAGGTGCTGGAGCCCTGACTGCACTTCACCGTGCAGCGGTTGCCGTTCAGCAGCTCCACAACGTGCACCAGCCGGTAAGACTTGCGCAAGATGGGCACAGCACCCACCGGCACTTCCAAGTAGTCGAACGCCGCACCGTACTGCTCCAGCATTTCGGTGTAGCAGTCCTCCGGGGTGATGCCGCCGGTGCGCCCGCCGTTGTAGTGGTCTGCCATGATGGTAAGCAGCGCCCACATCATACGGTTCTGGGGCAGGGTACGGCTTTTGCGTTCGAGGTCTACCGACAAAATCAAATGCAGCGGCTTGCCGTGCGCCAGCTCGTCCAGCTTCTGCCGGATCTGTGTTTCCACAAATTCCGCAGAGTTTTCCACGACCACCCGCCGGGCGACCGGGTCATATACCACCGGCAGCTTGCCGATCACGCCTCTGGCCATAAGATCTTCTTACCCTCGCCGGTGATGAACTGCACCATGGTGATGCTGCCCGCGTCATCGTAGGCGAAGCGGTCCACCTTCAGGCTGGTCTGCAACCGATAAGCGCCCTTGTCATCCTTGACGATGGGCACCTGCGTGCTCTTGAGTACAATGTCTTCCAGCTCCATCACGTCCCTGCCGACACCCCAAAAGGAAGCGGCAGAAACAAAGCTGGTGACCTCCCGCATCAGAGCCGGGTCACGGCAGGGGAGGGAAAGCCCGCCCGCGTCCTTGTAGACGAACTCCCGCTCCTGCGGGCAGTATACGCCCACCTGACACCACAGCCGCCCATCGGCAAAATAGCGCCGCATGGTCCAGCCCGCAGCGCCAAAGGTTTTGTCCATCATATCGCGCACGGCGTTGGCGCCGGGGAGCAGTTTCAGCTTGATTGCATCCTCGCTGATGGCCTTAATCAGCACTGAGACCGCCTGCGGGGCTGTCTGCGGGGCTTTTGGCACTTCAACGGGGAACTTGACGTCCGGGGCACAAACAGCCGCAGAAGCGCTCTTCTGCGGCCTGCCGCGCCCGGAAGCTTTTGGCGTTGCCAACCTTACCACCTCCACCAATAGGGGCTGGAGGTGGCGATCTGCGCCGCCTCTGCCGGTGAATACTTGTCGATCATAACGTGCATCTCCGCAACCACCTGCTGGATGGTATCCGGTGGCAGCTCTGCCATGCGCATAGCGGCAATGGCGTAGCCGATGGAGGTCTCCTCGTAGGTGGGGGATTTAGGCATCGGGCTCATCAGCTTTTGCAACCGCATCCAGATCCTCCTCTGCTTCCAGCGCTGCGTCATTGTACGGGCATCCGCGCACCTGGCTTTCCAGAATGTTGCGGCAGAAGGTGCACGCATCCCGCGCGTCCTGCACGCTGAGCGGCTCTGCAAAGTCCCGCATCACCTTCATCATGGCTTCGCCGGCCTTCTTGGCCTGTGCGCTGTACTGGCGGCGGAAATGCCCGCCTTTACGTTCGTGGATCATAATACATACCTCCATAGTTTTGTTCTGCGCATTGCGCTGGCAGCGGCTTTTGTTTACCCACCTGCCGCCATTGGTGTAATGCGAAAGCTCAGCTCTGCAGCCCTTCCTGCATTGCCGTTTCCAGAAGATGCCGGAGATCTTCCAGAATGTTTTCGTAGATCTTTCTCTCCCGGTCGGAAATGCGTTCATCGTCCAGCCGGCACTGATACTTGCCGATCAGATAGCAGATCCGCTCGCGGGTACGCATTCCATTCTTGCTTGCCATTTTGGGCCGCCTCCATCAAACAGAAACCTCAAGAATGCAGTCACTGCTTAAAACCCAATAATCGTGCATAATCGCGTATGCGCAAATCATCTGGCACAATTGAGTTTGCTTTCGACCCCTTGGAAAATTGATGTAGCACGGAAAAGGATTGAATTTCGGGTTTGTGAGGTCATCTGCAACTTCTTCCGAAACTTGAAAAGAAACGCTGTGATTTACGCCAGATTCGCTGTTTCTATCGTTGTGGGCGGTGTACAAAACATTGATGGTTTTATTCATGTTCTTCCAGCCCCTCCAGCTCAGACATCACGCCGAGGATGCTCTGGATCTGTGCGGCAGCCTTGCGGCCATCCAGCACCATGTACTCTGCGTTGTCCCGCTGGTACTCCTCGCTTGCATCCAGATAGTGCTCAAAAGCGTTCATGCTGTCGGTGCAGATGCTCACGGCAGCCAGCATCAGATACCGGCTTGCGGTGGCGATCTCGCGGGTCGGTGTGCCGCGATCCACGCTGTCCTTCACCATCTGGTCTGCCTTTTCCGGGTCGATCAGCCTGCCCGCTGGGGCAAAATTGCGATCAGCACCTTTTGGCGGGTCAGGCATTAAAGTAAAATCCGGTGAGCCATCAGCGTTCACAGTGCAAACAAACGGTGTTCCAAGTTCTTCCATAACAATCCCTCCTCAGTAAGTCCCATATTCCTGATCCAGCAGGGTATCCAGCCGGATGGTATTGCCGCGGCCGGAGCCTTCCTGTCCGGCCATGTTAGACCAGCCTTCCGGGTAGCGCTTGCGCACATACCGCGCCGGGATGCCCATACATACGCTGACCTGCTCCAAGGTCAGCCGGATGCAGCCATATCGGCCAAAAATAGCCTTGTAGCTGTCGTGCCACGCTTCGGGTCTATTAGATTTCGCCACGCTCTTTCAACTCCTTCTGTCTGCGCTGCCATTCCTTGAATTTGCCGTAGCTCATGCCCTTTGCTGCGGCAGCAGCATTATCATCCACGATCATGTCGTGGTTGGTCTTGGGCTTTTCCTTGGGTTTTACAATGCCGGGCAGCGTGCCGGTGTCCACACTGGACTTTCCGTACCGACGCTTTTTGCAAGCATCGCAAAACATTTTGCCGGGATCCACGCCGTACATCATCGTGCCGCACTCTTTGCAGGGCTTGTCTACCTTGCGGTGCCTGCCGCAAGAAAGCTTCTCCTTCGGTGCGGGCTTTGGAGGTGGTGCCAACTTTTTGATTTTCGGCTTTGCCTTCTGCAACCGCCGGGCACGTTCTCTTGCTTTTTTCCAGATGTATCTTCTCGCTGCAGGGAATGCAGTATATCCGGTTCGGCGCAGACCCCGCCGGGAGCGCCTTTCCGCACGCGGTGCAATAACGTACCACGGGCGGATTTGGGATTTCCCCGAGGATGTGCTTTTTCTGATAGTTGTGGTCGGTCTCTTTCTTTCGGAACTTGCGGCAGGCATCGCAGTACCGTCTTTGACTGCTGGTGCCTTCTGGCAGCACCGCGCCGCAATCTTTGCAGCGGCGAATAATATCACTCATGGGCTACACCTTCCTTGTTAGGTTTGCGGCGCATTGCGTAACTATAAAACGTTCCGCGCGGCATTCCGCACATCTGGGACGCCGCCGAGCAGGTGACCTGCCCGCTTATCCATGCCTGATAAGCTTCCTCAAAGCCTTCTGTCACGCCTTTAAGCGGACGCCCAAACTTAACGCCCCGCGCCATGGCAGCGTCGATGCCTTCCCGCTGGCGCTGGCGGATGTTCTCGCGCTCCGTCTGCGCCACAAAGGCCAGCAGCTGCAGAACGATGTCGCTGATCAGCGTGCCGACAAGGTTCTTATCTGCACGGGTGTCCAGCAAAGGCATATCCAGAATCACGATATCCACGCCCTTCACCTTGTTCAGCGCCCGCCATTGTTCCTGCACGTCCTTGTAATCGCGCCCCATGCGGTCTAAGCTTTTGATAAAGACCACATCGCCTTTTTTTAGCTTGCGCTTCAGGCGTTTCCATGCAGGACGGTCAAAATCCTTACCGGACTGCTTGTCCAGATAGATGTTCCCATCCGGCACACCGGCTTCCCGCAAGGCAATCATCTGCCGCGCTTCGTTCTGGTCGCGGGAGCTAACCCGCACATATCCATACTCAGCCATTTTTCTTCCTCGGTAAAACAAGACCTTTCAACCAATGCGTGGATCTGTGCGAAAAACCGCCGTCCGCATTGACTTGAACAATAATGAACCCGGTACCGTCCGTGGTAACAACACGCTCAGAACGTTTCTGGCCATACATCCGGGACCAGAACGGAAAATCTGCCATGGGCGGCATCTCGGTTTCTGTTGATACCCAGCCCATGTAGTGTGCACATCCGGCTTCCGCCATCTGCTGGCATTGCCGGGCGCACACAGGGCGGTGTAGGCAGTCTTTGCAAAGCTCAGCCATTCCTCCGTGCCCTCTCATAGATCCGCTTCCGTGCCGCCCTTCTGCGGGCGTTCTCGGCGCGCATATACTCGTCCCAGCAGCACAGCAGGTAAGGGGCAAGCACCAGCACCGGCGCGATGATCATCACCATCAGCCACATCTCTGTGCAGGCTGCGTGGTAGGGATCGCGGCCAAAGGCAACCATCAGATCAGCTAAAATAAATGAACAACTTCTCATGCCATCAAACCTCCTATGCGCCATGCCAGCGCCATAATTAAGCCAAAATACGCCAGCCAGAACCCCAGCATTTTGCGGGGCGGCTTTGTGGCGCAGATAAACAAAAACGCCGTCAGGCAGCAGCCTGCCATAAAGCACATCAGACAAGCCAGAAACATCCGCGTCACCTCATTTTCAGCGCAATCTCAATGTCTGCACGGGGGTTATCGTTATAGTACAAGCCATTGATGTACTTGCGCACAACGCTTTCGCTCCAGCCACACGCCGCCGCAAGATCGCGGCTGGTCATGTTGTTTACTTTCATGCGTTTTCTCACTTCGCCCATCCATTCAGGCGTAACGGTCGTCCGTTTCATTCTTTCACCTCGCTTGCGCACAATTGTTCATGTTTTCCCGCAAAAAACATTGCCAAGCCATACAAGATGGTGTAAAATGATATTGCGGTTATCATTTTTACTCTTGGCAACATTTTTGGGTTTGGGGCAGAAAGCAGATCGGAAGGTACGCGCGACCCTCTGCTTTTTGCACCCGGTGCCCGCGCATAGGCACCTGATCAACAGGACGGTGTGGGGGAAGAGCCCCTGCTGCGTGGCAGCCCTGTGAAGTACCGGCAGCGATCGGAGAGTATGGGGACTTCTGGTCAGCCGCTCGGTATGGTTTTATTATAATCCAACTGCATCCAACTGTAAAGGCATTATTTGCATACAGTTGGATTTTCAGCAAAATTAACAAAAAGGAGGTGACAATTTTGTTCTGGGAAAATTTCGTGCGAGAGTGTGAGAAAATCGAAAAGTATCCATCGTATGTGGCGGAAGAACTTGGATTTAATAAGTCTGCGGTCACCAGTTGGAAAAACGGTTCACTTCCTAGGGTGTCCAGCCGCAAAAAAATTGCGGACTACTTTGGAGTTACCGTTGATGAGCTTATGGGCACAAAAAAAGAGCCCGCCGGGATGGGCGGGCTCAAATGGGAATGGGCTGATGTAGAAGCAGCTTATAAAAATGCAACGCCGGAAGCGCGCGCAGCCGCAAAAGCCGCCGCGCTGGCCGTGCTGGAGAACGGAAAAGCAAAGGAAGAGTGACCACAATGGATTTTGAGCAGCTGGTGCTATCCACCGAGGATCTGAACGCGCTGCGCGTGATAGCACAAGGACCGGTGGATTGTACCTCCGAATGGACAGAAAGAGTAAAAACGCTGTGCGAGAAAAAGCTTGTCGAGCAAAAAGTTTCGCCGGCCAAAATGCAAATACGCGGCTATGTGTATCAAATCACCAAAGACGGCGAACTTTATCTACGCTATATCAATCGCCGAGAAAATGAAAAGAACTTTGAAAACAATATGTCAACGCTTTCGCTGAAGGAGACGCGGTTTGCCAACAAGCTGTCATTTTTTGCCCTGATCATCTCGGCTATCGCTCTGCTCGTCTCCATCTTCCGGTAACGGCATGACAACGCTGGTAAAGACCCGATGGCAAAAAGACATTTCCAACAGGCAATGCAAAGCATCAGGCAGATACATGGCAGTCTGGTATGGGATTTTCCGGTCTGCCATGATTTGCATGATTTCTTTTGCAAAGTCAAACGTTTCTTGAGGAATCGGTTTATCTTTATCCAGCGCTAAGCTGTGGTTGTAGAATCCCCCAGTAAGCGAGCAGGTAGGAAGTATGGGGAATTCTTCCGAGAAGTTGCTTGTGTCTTTCTCGCAAATATCTTTCTTGCGGGTAGTTCCAAACATATAAGGTCTCCTTTCTAGTGTAAAAAACTGTTTCAGGACGCCTGTGCAGCATCTTCGGTTTCGGAATGCTCCAGCAAAACGCCCATTACAATGCCCCAAAGCGCGGGGTGCTCTTTCAGGTAGGCAAGAAATTCAGCGTCAGGCATAAGAAACACTCCTTTTTGTTGTATTCGGTAATTTTATGTTACAACTGTTATCCTTAAAAATCAAGAGAAAAGAGGAATTTCGAATGAAAATTGCGGAAAAATGCAAAGTTGTTGTGGTGGGTAGCCTTGTGGCCGCTCTGATGGCAGGCACTGCATTGCCCGCGCTGGCCGCCAGCCCCGCCGGGGACGTTCCCTTTGCGGTGCTTGCGCAGCAGAATGACGTAAATGCCGACAAGGTGCAGGCAATCAAAGACGCACTGGCTAAAATTGATGTATCATACGAGGATGGCATCTGGCTTTTTGAATCCGCTTACGAAAATTACGAAATAGACAATAACAAAAGCTATGTGATGCCGTATGTGTATTCAAACGGTGAAACTGTCCGGTTTGGTATGAGCTTCACATCTCAGGATACCGAGGGCTATTTTTACTGGAACGATGTAGATGTTCTGATTGGCGAATACAATAATTATACCAGTCAGACGAACTACAAATTTAAAAAGGTTTCGCGCCAGTACTATCCCGATGACCAGATTTTTTATGAAAATATATCCTTTGGTGGTAACGACGAGGATATGGACTGCCTGAGCCGCATTCTGAACGCCGACACTGCATATCTGCGTTTCAATGGCGCAAAGGTCAACGGCACGCAAAGAACGCAGACCACGATCATCGATAGCGAAAGCCGACAAGGCATGACAGATATCATCAACCTGTACAACCTGCTGCAAAGCGCTACTGTTGAAGAACGTGTAGCCGCTTTCGGTACTTGATCAAAAGCATTAGGAGGAAAAAACTGTGCGTTTAAAGAAAAAGCATATTGCGGCAATTGCATTGAGCGTGGCTATTTGCGTAGGTGCTACCGGTTGTAAATCGGAAGAAGTCAAGAATACGGAAAAGCTTATTAAAGAAATCGACAGCACCATCACATTAAGCAGTGAAAGCGCCATTGAACAGGCAGAAGCGGCTTACAACGCTTTGGGCGAAGAGCAAAAGGAAGTAAGCAACGCGAAGCAGCTTACAGATGCCCGCGCCGCATACGATGAGTTATATCAAAACGAGGTCGCTCCGGTCGAACAGGCAATAGCTTCTATTCCTGACGAAAGTGCCCTTCTGACGGACGATAACGCAGAAAAGCTTGTGGAAGCCGCACGCCTGTCTTACATCCACGCAAGCGAAGAAGCACAAGGCCTTGTTTCCAATTATTCTGTTCTTGAGAATGCTGAAAAAATTCTTGAAGATGCCAGAGTCCAAAACGCTATTGATGCAATCAACCAGATCGGTGACGTAACGCTGGAAAGTGCAGAAATGATCGAAGCTGCCGATGCCGCATATAATAACGTGGAATCCACAAGACGGTCGGACGTAACGAATTATAATACGCTTCTGGATGCGCGCTCAGCGTATTCTACTTTGCAGCAGGAAGCCAAGGAACAGGCCAGACAGGAAGCTCTTTCTCGTTTAAAAAAGGAAACAGATACAGTTGAAAACAGAACTTGGTATTATCCTTCCAGTTATCCGAAGTATATTAACTCCAGAAGCTTTGCTCTTCCGTATCTTGGAGAAGTCGATGGAGGATTATATATGCGTCTAAAATTCGACTATGTTGGAGATGATTGGGTCTTTTTCGATCAAGTCATTATCAATATTGACGGTAACGTTGTTGATACCATCGATTTTGGTTATACAGATGTTGAAAGAGATTCAGTATTGTACGGGCATCTTTATGAATGCGCAGATATTGCTCCCACAGATAGGCAAATTGAGATTTTAAGAAAAATCGCTGATTCTCAAAAGACTGTGATTCGCTTTAAAGGAAATTATGCGTATGATCTTACTGTTTCCGAAAAAGACAAACAAGGCATAAAAGACATTTTGGCAGTATATGACTCTGCGAATTTATAAAACAAAGGTGTCCACAGTGGACACCTTGAACGCCCGACAAAATTAACTTTGAGGTTAACGCTCCTGATCACACGGGCAGGGGGACACTTCCGGCACTGCAACGATGCGCCCATTGATATTGCGATACCGTGCCCCGGGGTCGTGGCCAGCGTCGTGATCCTTAACGGCAGCTTTTAGGATCTGGAAGGCTGCATCATAGGCAGACCCATCAGACCCGGCTTTCGAGAGATGATAGACAAGCTTGCGCACGTCGTTTTGTGCGTAGGCGTAGAGCATAGCTTCCTTGGTTTTTGTGTTGGTCATAACTTAGCCCTCCCACGGCTTGCGGCTTCCATCAGCGCTCTGCGGTTTGGATGCCGGCATACCGTCAATGATTACCATATCTTCCGGGATTTCGTTCAGAACCTTGATGTTATCCATTGTTTTTGCACTCCTTCTGGATTTTTTTGACAATTATGTTATAACACGGAAAAAGGAACAGATTCGGCATCAAATTTTGGAAGTATGTGGTAAACCAAAAAAGACGGAAAATCGGTCGAATTTTGTGAAATTGTCGAAAAAAGGGGGATGTTTGGGAATGGATGATTGGGTATTGCGCGTTGCGGAAACACTGGAAAAAGCAAGGGCAGAGGCCGGAATCAGCCAAGCCACACTTTCAAAGCGAATGGGCGTAAGCCGACAAAGCGTAATTAAGTGGGAGCAGGGCGTCAACGCGATATCCTTCCCCATGATGATGAAATGGTTTGTGGGCTGCGGCGTTTCGCTGGAGCGGTATCTGGATTCATGCATCCACCCGGGTCTGCTGGAACGGCTGGAAGACAGTCCCACCGACAAAGAAAAGCGCCGAATGCTGCACGAGGCCATCGAAGAATGCAGTGCATACGAGGTAGACACGCTCTTGTACATCCGCTACGGCGCGCACGGGTCGGACCATCTGAGCGTGCTTACCGAAATGGTGGCCAACCTGCACACGCCACTGCGGGATAGGGTGGCCGTGGTCAATACGATCCTGAGCCACTACGAGATCGCCATGGCGACAAAAACGGATGTGGACCCAGAAGGGCTGCAACCGAATATTGAAATGCTGTGTCAGGCGCGCGATTGCGGGATGGCAGCAGCAAAAGACATGGAAGATGTCTACTCCATTAACAAGGAGGCAATAGAGGATGCCAAGAAAAAGAACGAAACGCGCTGACGGTCGGTACGAGATCAAGCGGAAAATGCCGGACGGAAAATATAAGCACTTCTTAGGCGACACGGTTGCCGAAGCAACTGCAAAGTATGAAGAAGCCTACCGGCAGGCAACGCTGGAAGAAAGCAAAAATAACGGCGGTGCTACCTTCCGGGAAATGGCAATAGCGTACAAAGATTACATTACAGGCTCGACAAAGCCGGTAAAACGTGGTACAATTAACGCCTACGTCAAGAATATCCCTCCGCTTCTGGAATGCTTTGGCGACACGCCGATGGCCGACATCGACACGCAGGCAGTCTGCGGATACATGGAGCGCATGAAGATGGACGGCAAAGCCTTGCATACCATCACCAACGCTAAAAGCGTGTTATCCTGTATCTTTACCTTCTGGTGTGCCAACTATCACGGAACCAGTAACCCGGTTCTTCTGGCAAAACCGCCCGCCGGGATGAAAAAGGGGAAGCGATTAGAGCCGACAAAAGCGCAGCGGGATATTATTGACGCGCATCCAGAGGGGTGCGGTTTCTGGGCGCAGCTATTCGAGTACACCGGGCTCCGTCTCGGCGAGGCAAACGGGTTGCAATGGAAAGACGTGGACTTTGAGCAGAATGTAATCCATGTGAGTTCCGCAATGCCGTGGGACCGTAACCGCGCCTATGAGGAAACGCCAAAGTCAGAGAAGGGATACAGAGATGTGCCCATCCTGACGACCTTTCGCCCGATGCTGTTGGAGCAAAAAGCCGGTCACGCAGACACGGACTATGTAATGTCTGGTGAAGCAAAGCCGCTGTCGCAGTCGCAGTATGAGTGGCGCTGGGCAATCTACTGTCGGGATCTCGGCCTGAGTGAGAAACAGGAGAAGCGCGCCAGGATAAAGGATAAGCCGGGCGAGTACAGGGTGTACTACAAGTGGAAAGCGCTTGTAACGGCGCACCAGTTCCGGCATTTTTACGCGACCAATCTTTTTTACGCCGGTATCCCGGACATGGTGGCCCAGAAACTTATGGGTCATGCAGACATTTCAACGACCCGAAAGATATACCAACAATTGCGTGATGAAGAGGACAAGCAGTACATCGCAAAGCTGGATGCGTATGTCCAAAGCAAAAAGTAGGTCTGCAAAAAGTCTGCAAAAGCAATAAAAACACGACTTGACGCGATATAAAGGGGGTTCGAGTCCCCTCCCTCGCACCA